AAGGTAGTGTAGATGATGTAGCTAAGAGCTTAGAAAAAGTTCCTTCTAAAAATTTAAATAAAGAAGTTTCTCCAGACCAATATATAAAAGAAAGAGCTTCTCTAGATGAGGCAGAAACTCCCAAGGAGTGGAAAGCAAAAGCTAAACAACTTGTTAAGGATACAAGAGAAATAGATCCTGTTGTAAGAACTCCAGAACTAGAAAAATCTGCACAGGATTTCCAAGCTAACTTAATTACTAGAGGAGAGCATTTAGAAAACATTGATTTATATAAACCTGTTACACCTTTTAAACAGCTAACTGCAGAGCCTAGTGATAAAGCATTAGTTTTTTCTTTAGATGATAAACAAATAAAACAAGGGTTTTTTGTTTTAGATTCACAAACAGTAGAAAAATTTAATGTTGCTAAGTCTCCTTTATCTATAGGTGATTTTTTTAGAGGGCGTTTAGATATTCCTGCCTATAATTCTTATGATACATGGATTGTTGCGGGTAAAGCTAAAGGGCTTGATGGCACTCACTATGCAAAGGCTATGCATTATGTTGGTAAAGAAGGTGAGCCTGTTACATTTACAGCTAGTCAAAAGGCAGAAAAGATACTTACTGGACAAGCAAATAAAGATACTATTGCTTTTATTAACGGGTTTATAAAAGATTTAGATCCTGTAGCTATTAGAAAGAAAGCTGATGAATTGCTACGAGATCCTGAATGGACTCAAGTAGGTTTTGATCCTAGAAGACAAACTAAGTTTTATGTTAGAGAAGGAGACATGGTAGGTACTCCTGTGAAAGAGGCTGAAGAAGTTATTCAAATTGGCCCCTTAGTGTTAGCTAAAAATGTAGTGATGGATACAAAATACACAGGATTAGCAGTAGGAGGGTTAGCATGAACCTACAATCTAAAGAAAACGTATTTGAACAGTTAAAGATAGATGAAGGCATTAAACATGAGTGCTACCTATGTTCTGAAGATGTACCTACCTTTGGAGTAGGTCACAAGATACTAGAGACAGATCCTGAGTATGGTATGCCTATGGGTACACCTGTTGATGATGAAAGGATATGGGAAGTCTTTCAGGAAGACTTAGAGATAGCTATCAGCGAATGTATTGTTTTATTTAATGATGCTGTTTGGGAATCTTTTCCTGATGAGGTTAAAGAAGTCTGTGTAAACATGATGTTTAACCTGGGTAGACCTCGTTATAGTAAGTTTGTAAAACACTTAGCTGCTTTAAAAGATCATAGATGGGATGTTGCTGGTGCTGAAGCTAGGGATAGCAGGTGGCATACTCAAGTAGGAGATAGGGCAGAGAGGCTGTGTCAACGGCTTGAAGCTCTAGCATAGGACTGTGATAGGTGAAGTTGCTGCAGTTCTTTCAGCCCTTAAAGCATTAAATGAGGGATTAGCTACCCTTAAAGAATCAGCAGGGCATGGTAAGTCTTTACAGGGGTTAGTTGGTAAATGGGGAGAAGCCTCAGAAAAATATAACGATGTAGAAAGAGCTAAAGCTGGAAAGATGTCCTATAAAGAAGCTCTTGCTATGGAATCAGCCAAGCGTCAGCTAGAGAATTTTGACAGGCAATTCAAAGACATATGCCTTATTCAAGGGCAAGGAGATTTATATAACTCTGTTAAAGCCAGGATGGAAGAGTCTCGTATAGCCCATGAAAAAGAAGTACTTAGAATAAAGAAAAGAAGAAAAGAAATAAAAGGTTACATACAAGTAGCTGGGACAGTAGCATTTGCTTGGGTGTGTTTTATGGGATTTGTCTGGGCTTTTATATGGGTACTGGAGAATAGCCCCGTTGAATGATCATCGCTTTTCTTTTAGTGGTAGTTGTCAGTGGTGAGACTGTATCTGATGATAGGATGCTGTTTGAAAGTATTTATAGGTGCAATGAGTTTGCTATTGCTATTGAGGAAGGTAGGGCTAGTTCAGACCATACAAAAAAGTTTAGAATGCAACAGAATGTAAGCGCATACTGTATCCCTAGAATGGTTCGAAAAGGAACGGAGTTATTTAAATGATAAAAATAGTAACAGTATTGATAATATTATTACTTTCTAGTTGTTCTTCTATTCCTACCTGCGGCACTAAATCCATAAAACTTCAACTTCCTTCAGCAGTCCCTTTCATGGGAAATGAACCATTTGTAATTGAAAGAAGTAATGATCATGTAGATTGTGAATTAGACCCTAGTGAAAGGAACCCTAATGGCAGCTAAAAAGAAACGTAAAGCTAAAGCTAAACCTAAATCTAAAAGTAGAGTTAATGAAGCAGGTAACTACACTAAACCTACTATGAGAAAAAGACTGTTTAATAAAATCAAAGCAGGATCTAAAGGTGGTAAGCCTGGACAATGGTCAGCAAGAAAAGCTCAGATGCTTGCTAAACAATATAAGGATGCAGGGGGAGGTTATAAATGACCTTAAAGAAACCTCAGAAGTCTCTTAAAAAGTGGACTAAGCAGAAGTGGCGTACTAAATCAGGTAAGCCTAGTGCTAAAACAGGTGAGCGATACTTACCTGAGAAAGCTATTAGAGCTTTAAGTGATAAAGAGTATGCAGCTACTACCAGAAAGAAAAGACAAGATACTAAGAAAGGTAAGCAGCATTCAGCCCAACCTAAACGTATTGCTAAAAAGACTAGAGCTTACAGGAAAAAGTAATGAGAGAAGAATATAAGAAAGGTGGCAAGTCTGGAAAAAGCAAATCTAAACGTGATCCTAGATTAGCTAGGGCAGGAGTAAGTGGATATAACAAGCCTAAAAGAACTCCTAAACATAAAACTAAAAGTCATGTAGTAGTTGCTAAGGTAGGTGATAAAGTAAAGACTATTCGCTTTGGTCAGCAGGGTGTAAGAGGAGCAGGTAAGAATCCTAAGACAGCTAAAGATAAAGCAAGAAAGAAGTCTTACTATGCTAGACACAATGCTCAAGATGCCAAGCCTTCTAAATTATCAGCAAGGTATTGGAGTCATAAGGTAAAGTGGTAGTATAAAGTTTACAGCCAACTTAGCATCGACCTACTTAGCCTCCTTTACTAACAGGTGCTAGGTTGGCTTTTTTAAGTCCACCTTCCTAAACAATAGCCTATCAAGAAACCTAAACAAAAAATTATTTCCATTTAGTCTTTATCTTTATAGGCTTCATTCTCAGGTGTATTAGGATTGTCAGGTATAAATCTACCTAACCTATCTCTAGCTCTTGTCTTAGCTTTTTCTTTTAGTTTAGTTACATTAGAGTCTAGCTTGTGTTTAGCTTCTTCAACCCCTTCAGTTACCCTGCTTTTAACTTCTTCAACAGCATCTTCAGTTTTATTTTGAATAGCTTTACTAACAAACAAACTCTTTAACCACTCTAATAGTTTCATAAATCCTCCTATTTCCAAACGTGTGTTTTCTTTTTACCTGAATACCTAACTGCTAATCCTTCAAAGATTAAAGTTTCTGCTATGTGTGTACCATCTATTTGATAGATATTGCCAAGCACACGACCATACTTTTCTTTGGCAGTTCCTTCTCTTTTATCTTCTTCAGTACTACCTCTTAAAACCTTTTTACTTTCTACCCATATTTCTTTACCACAAAGTTCTTTCATTCTTTTCTTAGCAACTTTAGCTAATTGTTTTTCTTTTGTTCGTTCAGGGTACTTCTTAATATTAATTTTAGATTCAGGAGTATCTATTCCTTTCAACCTAACAGAACACTTATAAAACAAATCAAACCCCAGGTCTAAAGTAACCCAGATAGTATCACCATCATAAACTCTATCTACTGTGGCTCTGTATACAAAGTTCTGACGCTTATTTGTTTTCTTTATTTTTACTTTCTTTCTCATTTTATATTCTCATATTTAAGTAGTCTTTCTTCTTCAAACTTTGCGTATGCAATTATTTTTCTTATGTCTCTTAGCTTGTCACTATGAGAAGCTTCTCCATATCTATAACAGCTACGCATAATCTCACCTAAATTAGCATTCATATTTTTATATGAAATAATATGATGAAGCTCTGTTGCTCCTTCAGGTAACTCATAGTACTTAGCAGTTAAACCATTTGATGTACTCTCAGGAGCAATATCATAAGGATCTACAAATCTATAATGAGCATCAGGTTTATTTACACCATGAGCTTTATCCCACTCTTCAGGTGTAACATCATTTAGCTTCTTTGTTTTTGACACAGTACCTCCATTCATCAGGAATTGTTTCAGATGTGTACCATCTAAACTTTTTGGATGTTGCCCAATCAGCATGACTTCTTCTAGTACCATCTTTTCTACGCTTTGCTTGAGGCATAGGAAGATCTGGATCAGCAAAGATAAACACTAACTCTGTATCTTCAGGTAATGCTTTATCAATCCATACATACTTGGTGTATTCAGCGTGATCCCAAAACCTGCCTTTAGCCTCAATGTAGATGGTTTTACCATCAAACTCTCTTATAAAGTCTGGCTCATACTTATGCTCTACTACATACTCAACTTTATCACCATGATGTTTCCAATCTTTTAAGACTGATTTATGTAGCATTCTTTCAAAGTTAGAGTCATATCCTCCTTTAGACTTTCTAAGTTCTGGAGGTCTTGCTTTACGTTGACGTTTCACTAAGCCCTACCTACTTGCTCACAATACTCTTTAACATCATCAAGAGAGATAGTATCCAGGTCTTTTGTTTTGACCATGCTCTTTAAGATAGTCTTCATTCCTTTAGTAGACATAGCTAGAGTTTGATAGCCTTTATCACTAGGAGCATACTCTTGTTTGGGAACAGAAGACTTAGTAACTTTAGCTGCTTCTGTATCTGATAGCTGTTCTTTTAAAAGAGCCATTGAAAGCTCTTCTGCTTTTCTACTAATTTTTTTAGCTGTTTTTGCGTTCATAAAAGAGGGATCTCATCTACTTTAGGTAAGCTTGATACTCTAGTGAAATACTTTACGCCATTAGCATACTTAAATGCTCTAAGTCCTTGACCTCCATTTGCATCTCTCCAGCATTCTCTTTTGTGAGAACAATAAACACAAGTCTTGTCTAGTCTCATGTTACCTTGTTTACCTTCTGCTACAGGTTGATAACAGATTTCTGGAGGGGTGTCTTCTTCTAAGACTCGTAAGATGTTTTCTATTTTTTTATTGGGGTCAGGTTTGAATACATCAAAGGGACTGTAGTAAGCAAGTTGTCCTGATTCTTTATTGACTGCCAGGAATGCACCTTGTTTAGATTCTTCTGCTTCTTCATAAGCTGCAAGCTGCATTAAGTATCCAAAGGTATCATTCTCATGTAGTGAACCATCAGCAAACTTTTTAAATGCAAAGTTAGAAGCAGTCTTTACATCAACTACTTCACCATTAATCTTACAATCTATATGTCCTTTGATCCCTTTAAGATCTACTTCTTTTTGTTGATCAGTAACTTCATAACCAGCCATACGCACAAACATCAATACAATCTCTTCCATCAAGTGTCCATATAAAAACTTAATGAAAGTGTAAGCAGGTATTCTGTCAGCATGAGTTTGTTTCTTTTTATCAAACCATAACTGACGTAAAGGCTTACCTAGATTAGACATCCTTACAGTAAACTCACTGGTAGGTTTAGGAGTAGACCAATGCCTTAAAGCTTCCTTGATAGCTTCTCCAGTTTTATCTATTTCTTCTTCTGATAAATCTATAGGGCCATCATTAAGCTTATCTAATACAGCATAAATATCTTTTATAAGTGAATCATTCATTTTAAATAACTCTGTCTACTTCTAAACAAAGTCCTTCCATTTTATGTTGAGGATATTTACTGACAATAAAATTCATTACTCTAGTACATTCAGCCATAGAAGAATAATTATTAAACTCCATCCACTTATGTCCTTCTGTACTAAGATAAAGAACAAATACTATAGTTGCCATGCTAGTGAGTCTCACTCCAGTTGTTTCCTATGTTGTATTCACCATCCAAGGGACAGTTAAGGCCAAGAGATATTCCTGCTTCCTTGATAGCTTGTACACCTAGCTGACCAACTTTATCAGCAATATCTTCTCTAGCTTCTATCTGCCACTCATCATGGACGTTAGCAACAAAGTGAGCATCAAGATGTTTTATATGGTTATTAAGAATCACAAGAGCTTCTTTCATAACAATAGCTCCTGCACTCTGTAACAATACATTCAATGCTTTATGTTCACTTCTTACAGTGAGTCTCCTCTTATCTAATCCTCTGAGGCAGTTATTTTTCTGAACTGTTCTTGATACTCTATTTTTAAGTTTCGCAAATGCAGGGAGATTATCGAAGAAAGATCGTCTAAGTTTTGCGCCTGTTTCTGCATTTCCTCTAGCCACTTTCCCAAGCTTCTCATCTCCTGCTCCGTATAAAAGCGCATAGATGAATGTCTTTGCCTGATCTCTTGATTCAAGTCCTGCAAGTTGTTGATTGCGGGTGTGAATGTCTCCCGATTCAATTTCATGGACATACTCCTTATCATTCATATAGTGAGCCAACATGCGTAGCTCTAAGCCACTAGCATCAATACCAACTAGCTTGTATCCTGGTGGAACACACCAACAAGAACGGAAGTCTCTACCATAAGGAATATAGATACTAGGCACTTGAGCCATGTTAGGTTTTCTATGAGTCATACGTCCTGTTACAGCACCACAATGAATAACATGACTATGCACTCTGAAGGTATTGCAATCAGCTTCTTCTATCCAAGAGTTAAGCTGACCTAGACGTTTCTGCAGTAGAAAGTAGTTCTTAATAAGCAATGCTTCAGGGATGTGAGTAGCATTCTCTAAGACTTTCTCATCTAAGATAGGCGTACCTTTAGGCGTAAACTTAGTAGGTTTCCAGCCAGCTTCTATTAGATACTCAACAAGTTGAGGTCTTGAAGAAACATTAAGCTCCTTAACTGTTGTCCTAATAATATAAGGTAGTCTGTTATCTCCTTCTTTACGAAAGATATATAACTCTGACATCTCCATTAGTTCTTCATCAGATAGTCTAGTACCTGAACCATCTTCAGTGACTGCGTTTCTAGCAATGCTTCCATCTTTCTTGTGCTTAGGAAACAACTTAGTTTCAATAATTCTAGGTTTAAAAACTTCTTTTATTTTAGTTTCTGTCTTTAGCATCTCCTCATCTAACATGCTTTTAAGAGCAGCAGCTTTACTCATGTTAAGTAAGAAGCCATGCCTCTCTTGAGCACCTAATATCTCAGCAACATCATGCTCAAGCTTTACACTTTGCTTACTAAACTTTCCTGCTGTTCCTTCTTTTAAAAGCTCTTCAAAGACTTTTGTATTAAGTTCTACATCACGAATGCAATACTCAAGCATCTGTGCTGAGTAAGCACTGTAATCATTAAAGTCAATCTTAGGATAAGAAAGAAGAGTTCCCCAATCACCTAGCCTATGTCCAGGCTTGCGATCAGGACTAAACAATCTAGACAGAACTAAGGTATCTAAGATCCTAGCGTCCTTAGCAAAGTCAGGTTGGTTAAGTATCTTTCTGACACAAGGTATATCAAATGCCAATATATTGTGACCTACTAAAGTGTCTGCTGTATTTAAATGCTCAACAGCATCAGTTAACTCATGTGGCCCAAAGGTTTTTATTTCTTTTGTACTAGCATCTTGAGTAACAATGCACCAGATTTTTGTGTACTTAACGCCATCAGTCTCGACATCAAATACAAGGGTTGTCATGCGAACACCTCCTGATCTGTTACCATTTCTAAATCTCTATCATCACACTCATGTAACCTACCTGTTACTGGGTCATACTCAATAAAACCAGACTCACCTACTTCACCAGTGTATCTGTTCTTAAGTATTCTTAAGCGTGTAGTCCTAGCCTCCTGTTCATCTTCAGCTTGTTGATTACGCTCTAATGCAAGAACAGCATCAGCAATCTGTGCAATAACATGAGAGCCTCTTAGATGACTAAGATTAACTTCAGCACCATTCTCATGGCCCTTGTTACCATCTCTAT